TTTCTTTCAGAAGTAAGGATGAGTTATTTAATTTTATGTACGAAGAATATGCGATGGAATTATTTGGACACGCTCCATCTACAGAAATGACGACATTTAATATACTTAATGAAATTTATTTTAATTTAAGAGATAAGAATGAATTAGTAATTGTTTCAGGAGAAATAGGTAAATCAAAACCATCTTCATTGTTTTTCTTATCAAAATTTGGATGTTTGTTGGAAAAAGTAGTTTTTTTCAGTGAAATAACAAAAAACAATATGTGGGATCAAATAGATATTTTACTTACCGCAGATCCTATTCTATTATTAGAAAAACCTGTAGGTAAAATTGTTGTTAAGTTTAACACTTCCTACAATAAACAAATCAAATCAGATTATGAAATTTCTTCACTTTCTGAATTTGAACAGATAATACAAAACCTTAAACAAAATGTTTAAAATTCTTGGTGAAAATTACTACGTCGACTTAGATAAAATTGAAAAAGAAGTTGAGTTAGTAGGTACAAGTGGGGAATCCCAAATCCATTTAGTTAAATACGAGATGATAAAAAATATGGTAGAAACTATTCTTACTGAAAACGAAGTGGTTGATGAAAATATGGGTTTCAAAACTAATGAAGTTACCCTTCCTTTTAAAATCTCTTTTAATACATTACTAATGAAAAAAATAATAAATAAATTATAATAGATATGAATACAGAACAAATCACAAAATTGGAAAATTCTATCAACAACATGAAAGAAAAGTTGTCTAGAATTTATTTCATAGTACAAGACACAAAAGGAAACGCTAAGGCATCTGTTAGATACATTTACCAAATGGCATTAACATTAAAAAGAAACGGATATAACTCAATTATCCTTCATGAAAAACCTGAATACTACGGTGTTGAGACTTGGTTAGGAGACGAGTATATGTCTGAATTAGAACACAGAGCCATTGAGGGTACTAGTTTAGAAATTTCACCAGATGATTTAATTATCATTCCTGAAATTTATGGTTTTATCATGGACCAAATTACTAAATTACCTTGTGGTAAAATTGTTCTTTGTCAAGCATTTGACCATATATTTGAGACTTTACAACCAGGTCAAACTTGGAGTCAATTAGGGTTCTACAAATGTATCACAACTTCTAACAAACAAAAAGAACTTATTGAGTCAGTTATGAGAAATGTATATGTTGATGTTATTTCACCATATGTTTCAGATACATTCCAAAAAAATGTCTTCCCACCTAAAACTATTGTGAACATTCACACAAGAGACCATAGAGATACGACTAATCTAATCAAAACATTTTATGCTAAATTCCCACAATATAGATGGATCACATTTAGAGATTTAAGAGGTTTGTCTGAAGAAGAATTTAGTGAAGCAATGAAAGATAGTTTTATCTCTGTTTGGATTGACCAAACAAGTTCTTTTGGGACTTTCCCATTAGAGTCTATGAAAATGGGTATTCCAGTATTAGGTTTAGTTCCTGACTATGTACCGTCATGGATGAACGAAGACAATGGTCTGTGGGTAAATAATAAAACAATTATTGTTGATGTATTATCTGATTATATCCAAAATTGGTTAGAAGATAATTTAAATCCTGAATTGTTCTCTAATATGGATTTAACAATTGAATCAATCAATGATTTTGAGAAATTCCAAACAGAAACATTAGAATTGTTTGGTAAAATGTTTGAGAGTAGAATCACTTCTTTTGAAGATCAACTAGAAAAAATTGAAACAGTATAATTATGAGTATCGAAAATAAAATATCAGTTATTTTACCTATTAAATCAGGTAAAGCAATAGACTTCAAAGAGTTCTTTGATAAGTGTATCCAATCAATCAGAAATCAAGGTGATTATTTAAATGAACTAATTATTGTTCATGGTTCTGAAGATTATTTAACTAACTTCTTAAACGATTATGAATTTAGTGGATTGACAGTTGTTAATGAGGTTTGGGATAAAGAACCTAATTTTGCAAAACAAGTGAATAGAGGTGTCGAGTTAGCAAAATCAGAATGGTGCTCAATCGCTGAGTTTGATGACGAGTATTCAAATATTTGGTTTAAAAACGCAACTAAATATATGGATATTTATAAAGATGTAGATGCTTTTTTACCAATCGTTGTTGACGTTGATGATAAGTTAGTTTTCGCAGGGTTTACTAATGAAGCGACTTTCGCGGCAAACGTATCGACAGATATGGGAATTTTGACAAATGAAACATTACAAACATATCAAAATTTCCAAACATCTGGTATGGTTTTCAAAAAAGAAAAATACCAAGAAGTTGGTGGTATTAAGTCTAACATTAAACTTACTTTCGGATATGAATTATTTTTAAGACTTACCCACAATTCAGTAAAAATTATGACAATACCTCGTATTGGTTATAAACACATGAATTTAAGAGAAGGATCTATATTTTGGAATTACAAAAATGGTGATGACAGATTAGATCAAGACGAAGCAAGGTTTTGGATTGAGTCAGCCAAAAAAGAATATTTTTTCAAAAACGAAAGAGATATAAATTATGAACCACAAAATATTTGATGGTAAACAATGAAACTGAAGTTTTAACAGAAAAGAAGAAGAAAGGAAGAAAACCAAAAGTTAATAATTATTTTGATGAACGAGAAGAGACGGCGGTTAAAATGTTTTTAATCGCCGAAACTTATGAAGAAAGAAACAAAATATATAACGAATTTTTGAAAGAACCTTTAGATAAAATGATATCTTCAATTATTAGAAGATATAAATTGTACAGGAAGGATATGAACTACGAAGAAATACACGTAGATACACATTCTTTTCTTATGACAAAGATTGAGAAATTTAAACCTTCTAAAGAGAAGAAAGCATACTCATACTTTGGGACGATCTGTAAAAATTATTTGATGGGTCAAATAATGAAAGATCAAAAAGAAATGAATAGAAAAATATCTTATGAAGATATTTCATCTGATCTTTCCAATAGAGCTGAAATGTCATATTTTATTGATAATGACGAATTAAGTTCTGAAACAATTATAAAAAAGTTTCTTGAGAGACTGAAAGATAATTTAGATAATAATGAGACTAATGATCAAGAACATAAATTAGGTTCTGCGATTTATGACTTATTTGAAAACTATAATCAAATTTTTCACGAATCAAGTAACAACAAGTTTAATAAGAATCTTATCCTTTTTGAATTGAGAGAAATGACTAATTTATCTACCAAAGAAATAAGAAATTCTATTAAAAAATATAAAAAGTTATATTTTGATTTAGTTCAAGAATTACTGAAAGATTGATATTTACTAGTATGCCAAGACCACCAAAAAAAGAGATAAATTTATCGAAAGAGTCAATGTTATCTTTGATGCAAGAAATCTACAATGAATTAGTAGAACAAAGAAACACCGCAATTAGAATCCAAAACAAAATGTTGACAATGATGAAGGAACCTGAGGATATGACTCTTATTGGTCCTGTAATTGAAAAACAACAAAAAATAATTAATGACTGTGTCGAAAAAAAATTAACACTTTCAAAATTACAATCGACAATGTGGCAAAAATCGACGGATAAAGAACAGGACTTCACTCTTTCTGATTTAGATATGGATGATGTGGCAATTCAAAGTCTACTTCAAAAAGACATCAACAATGATGGGACCTATAAAATGAAAAAATAATTTTTATATGGCTGTCGATATTAATGAAGATTTAAAAAAAGCAAGTAACAAAACAGGTGTTTATAAAACTTATAAAGAATATAAAAAAAGTTACGAAAGCTTAAAAAAGAAAGCGGGTAGTTCTCAAGAAACCGCAAATAAATTTTTATCTCAACCACTTACAGATTATAAGAAGTGGAGAAAGAAACACACCGCAAATGCTAAAACATTTTTAGATGAATTAATCCAACAACTCAAACAAACTAAAGGTTCTGGTGTTGAGACTGATAAATTAATCAAAAGAATCTTTTTAAATTCTTTAAAAAAGATTAAACCCCAACTTAAAACAATCTTAATTGAGGAGGCGATAAAAGCTTTGGGTTGTAGTAATACAATGACTACAATACCATCAACATACTATGTTCCAGTAAGGTGTGTCGATTTGTTTGGGTCTTTTGAATTGGGTCCTGACGATAAAATTGGTAAATTTTTCTACGAACAAAAACCTATTCAGTATAATGATTTTCCATTTTCAATGAATAGAGAACTTTACCAAAGAACTCAAAATTTAAATCAACCTTATCAGGCAGTTGCTGGATCCCCATATAGAGGTAAATCAAACCAAAATTTATTTAATGTTACATATATAGAAACCTACACGGATCCAATAACATTACTACCCGTAAATGAACCAACCTTCAAAGTTGACATAAGTACGAGAGTAGGTCTTCCGGCTGTTGATATTTTTTTAGCGGATTATTATGAATCAATAGATATTTTGGATTATAAACAGTTCTTCGCAAATCTAACTGATTACGTTACAGGTGTTATTTCATTTGGTAGAGGTGATGGATTTTTAAAAATACAAACCATTCAAAAAGTTTTATTAATCATGCAAAGAATACTTGGTCTTTGTTCTGACTCCAATAAAGAAATTAATGTGGGGGCATCATCTAAAGTATCTGAAGTTGATAATGTTGATGAGTCATTTTATGAATTTAACGATATTGATTTAAGAATTATAGAACAAAGTATTTCAGACATAAAATTGGGTGTTGTAGAATTTGAGGAATGTGATAACATCAAAGTTCCTTTAAATTTAGAAGCGACGCTAACGGCATTAGATAATTTACAATTTAATGAAGATACTTCAGATTTAAATGAGATTGAAGCCGCATCAGGAATAATCTACCCAACATTAGATGACGGATTTAAACTATCATTAGATGCAGGTTTTTTTGAACAATTTTTAAAAGCTTTAGTCAATACTGTTTTGTCACCAAAGAATGTTTTACCAATCATGACATTGGCCGCGATGTATGACCAACCGTTTTACAAACAAGTTTCAAATATTGAGGATTTTCAAAAAAAGTTTAGAACATTTTTTAATGAATTTATGACTAAAGTTACCGCAATTTTTACTAAGGAAGTTTTTAATGAATTAAAGAAAGAAGTCAAAGCATTAGTAAAATTATTACTTCAAGATATCAACGATGAAAAGATAAAAAAACGTTACAGAATGGTTTTAGCGATTGTTGCAATTATACCAGGATTGGCAGTAATCACTAAAGATTTTAGAGATTGTAAAAGTGTTTTAGATGAACTTCTACAATTACTTAATATTGGGGTTAAAAAAAGATTAAGCGCTTTGGCCGAAAAAGGAGGAGATTTACCATTACCCCTTTTATTATCTGCCAAACTACTAGACGGATATTCACCGACAAGATCATTTTTAAATACTGTTCAAAATTTACAAGAAATTGGTGTACCAACCGGACCAATGCCAGATGGTAGTCCAAATAAATTTTTAGCATCAATTAAAGCGATGATTGATGGTAACGCACAAGAAATTGAGGAGAATGGTAAAGTCGCTATCGGTATTGGTCCATTAACTATAACACCGGCTGGTGTAACAATCCCAAAAGACGCATATGGAAAGTTCATTTAACATTGACGAAAAAAGAATCAAAGCTAACGAGGTTTTATTGATAATAAAAGAACATAAAGAAAGATCAAACAGAGATCTCCAAATTGCAATGGAGTTTATTAATGAAGACCACAAAGTAACTAAAGAATCTATAATAAAACTCACACACCATTTAGATGCATTAGAAAATACCTATAATGTTTTACATAAAGAATATACTGAAAGAACTAAAATTTAATGAGTGAACAAAAGATAATATTTCAAGGTTATGTAATTAACAATCAAGATCCTTTAATGTTAGGAAGAATTAGAGCTTTACCAATAGATCAAGTTGAGGCAGATGTATTACCTACTAATTGGAACCCTGAAAAGGATATTTGGACTGAAAGAGATCCTTTGATTTATTTACCTTTGTTACCTTATTATGTGAGTCAAGTACCTAAAGTTGAGGAGTATATTCACATTTTTTACTATAATAAAGATTATGTTGTAGATAACACTAAATTCTACATTCAGGGTCCTATAACAAGACCTCAGAACAATTTTTACGAAAATTGGCATAACTCTGAGTCAATGTTGGCTAGTGGTGTATTTTTGAAGCAAGCTAACAATATTAAAGATCCTATAAGTTTTGAAATCAAAGGTCAGGCAAAAGGTATTTATCCTGAACCTGGTGATAATGCGTTATTAGGTAGAGGAACCGCAGACGTTATTGTAAAACAGGATGAGGTTTTAGTGAGAGCAGGTAAGAACATACCAACCCAAACCGCAGGATTTAATCTACCAACACCAAGATTAAATCGAGGGTTTTTACAAATATCAAATTTTGATTTAGAAAGAGTTGAAAAAGATCCTATTAAAAAAACAATTCTAAAAAATAAACCTCAATTAGTTAAAAAATTAATTGAGTGGGAAGTTACGAATCAAGTAACTATTACTGGAAATACTTCAGGTGGTGGTGTTACAGGATCTACGTTTTATAACGGTAATATAAGTCTATATTCATTATTACCTAAAGACAAAACTAAAACTAGTGAAATCTATATGGATACCCCGTTAGATCAATATAAAAGTGGACCTGAATATACTTTAGTATTTACAGGAAAAACTTTAGATGAGGGAGTAAAAATTATAAATCAATTTATAAATGGGTTGAATGAAGGAAAAATTAATATTCAAGGGTATGAACAATTTCCTTTTGATAATGATTTGAGGATCTCAAGTCAATTCCCATTCTATTTTAGACCAACAAAAAATAATATTGACAAATTAAGTTCAACAGGATCTACAGATTTCAATATGGTTAACAACTTCTTTACTAAAGTAAAATTATTACCATCAGATAGACAATTTGGTAGTGTTTTAGTTTGGGCTAAAAATGTTGTTGGTCAACAATTGACACCTGAAACAGAAACATTAAGGCAAAATACGTATAACCCTAATCCTGTTTCTTACGGAACAGTTGCCGCAGACTTTTTATATTTATTATCACATAAATCTGACATACCTTCGAAAAGAAAAATTATGTTGGAGCCTAAAGAAACTTTATATGGTATCCCACAACCATATTTTACTGAGAACATTTTGCAAAACACTGATCCTATGGTTAGAGGAAATGAGCTAATGAAACTTTTAAAATTAATAGTGGACTTTTTAGGGGCACACGTACACAACATAAATGAAGCTCCAATTCCAATCGGAGTTGATGGGACTAAATTAGAAGAAATCTACAAAATTCTACAAGACGCTGACAATTCGATATTAAATCAAAATATTCGAATTAATTGATATTTATAAATAAAAGATAAATGTCAATTAATAATTCTTATTTCAGTAGAAACAACACCATAGTTTTTAACAGTTATGTAAACACAGGGAGAAATCCTGTTATGCAACTATATTACGGAGATGGTGGTTTAGTAAATCCAATAGGATATTCTCGTTTTATTTTTGACTTAGATTTAACACTTCTAAGAGAAAAATTGGCAACAGGGATTATTTCAACAGGGTGTACTGATAATACTAGACATATACTCAAAATGACTAACACATCTTCATTTAGTGAAGATTTATTAAACACATCTATGCCTGATGGTAGTCTTAGAGCAACATCATTTGATTTAATTTTATTTAGAATACCCCCAAGAGATTTAGACCCTAACCAACCACAATATTGGGATGAAGGCGTTGGTTATGATTTTTATGATATTCCTGATGGATTGGGTCCTAATAGAGCGTATTCAAATAGGCCATCAAACTGGTATCAAACCACAACTATAGATACTTGGGAACAAGCAGGAATCTACAATAACATGAATTTAGGTCCAGTACCTTTTTCAGGATTAACAATAGTAGATATACAACATTTTGAATTTGGTAATGAAGATATTGAATTTGATATGACTGACGAAATTAATGATTTGTTGATCGGTGGAATTGTTAACCCTTCAGGTTGGGGTATTGCTTATTTACCTGAAGTTGAGAATTTGATGGGTACCACAGGTGCTTATTCTGTAGGTTTCTTTACAAGACATACACAAACATTTTATGAACCATACCTTCAAACAACATATAATGATCTAATCGAAGATGATAGAAATAATTTTACATTAGGAACTGTAAACAAATTATATCTATATGTTTATGAAGATGGTGATTTTAAAAATTTAGATACTCCACCATTAGTGACAATTTCAGATTCTTCGGGAACACCTGTTACAGGGTTAATTAATTTACCATCTTGCCAAAGAACTAAAGGGGTTTATGAAATAACAATACCACCCCTCATAGGATACAAGACCCCATGTTTATTTACAGATACTTGGTCAAATATAAAATTAAATGGTTTTTCATTACCAAATGAGATAAATGAATTTACTATCTACCCAACTAAAAGATCTGTACAAATTGGTACAAATACAAACGATCCCGCACAATATGGGTTTACTTATTATGGATTGAAACAAAACGAAAAGATTTTAAACTCTGAAATTAGAAAAGTTGGTGTCATTATTAAACAGGCATATACAACAAATAAACAGCTTCCAAATGTCGATGGACAATACAGAGTTTATGTTAGAGAAGGTCAAACTGAAGTTATAGTTCAGGATTGGACTAACTTAAATAGGACACCTAATGAATACTATTTTATTTTTGATATGAGAGATAAAATACCTAATGAATATTTTGTCGATCTGAAAGTTACAACATCTGGACAGGTTAATGTTTACAAACAACAAATAAATTTCCAAATCGTAAATGAGAAAGTAGAATAAAGAAGTATTTATAAATAAAAAAGACATGTCAACATTTCAAATACTTTTATGTACTGATGAACAATACGTTCTTGGTGAATCGGGAGAAGAAACTCTAAATGCCGGTGAAACTTGGGCTTTCAGTGGTGCTAATGGACAAATTATATGTGGTACAGTTGTTGCGGCAGCTGCTGGGGTTCCAAACTATTCTGCAGTAACCCTTTATGATGGATGTGGAGAATGTTTAAACGCAACACTTGAGTTTTTTACTGCAGGAACACCATATGAAGCTTGTGTCATATGTTGCCCTTGTGGTACAGGTTCGACTGTTAATTCAGTATCAACCCCTCATCCTACATGGACAGGTTTAAATGGACAAGTAGTTGTTCAAGCAAATGCTGTTGAGTTAGGAGGAATGAACGGATTATACGCTTAATTATGAATGTTTTAGATAAAATCATCAGAAAAGTTATTCAAGAAAATATAGGAGATAAACCATCAAAACAAGAAATGGAATCTTCAAGATATATGTTCTTTTCAAATTTGGAACAAATGAAAAGACAATGTGATCTTCTTTTGGAAATCGATCATAATATGATCGAAGAAATATTAGATCAAGGTCATGATTGGGCTCAGGATCATATTGCCGAGGCAAAAAACAATTTAGATCAAGTTTTTGATTTTTTAATGAATGAAACAAATTCTGAATTTGATGCTGAGATGAAAGATAATGTGATGATGGAAGGTAGAAAAAAAACAGGAACAAAACTTTGTGCTAGAGGTAAATCAGCAGCCAAAGCTAAGTTCGACGTTTACCCTTCGGCGTACGCCAACGGATACGCAGTTCAGGTATGTAAAGGGACCAAACCTGGATTGGACGGTAAAAAAAGATGTTCAGGAGCATATTGTTAAATTTTTTTAACTTCCTTTTTGTTAATCAATATTTTTTTTATATATTTGTAGTTAGAAACATAAACACTAACTATGAAAAACTTTTTTAAAAGACTCTACAAAAGATTTAAGGTCAAAATGGCAAAAAGAATGAGAAAATCTATGCCAACTCATGAAGAAATAGAACCTTATGAAAAAACCGCATTCAAAATTGTTGTGAAAATGATATCACATAAAAAATCTGATTTTATGATTGCACCTATGTCTAACAAAAGGTACATTATAAATGAAGAATTAGGTCTTTTCGTCCTTATTGATTTTGGAAGAGTTGAGATTACTAATCACGTATTTCATTATGATGTAAAAATGAGTAGTAGAGATTTTGAACGTGTTACCTACTTATACGATACTGAAACTGAAAAAAGAAGAAACCTAACTGAAGCTGAAGTAAAATCGAATATTAAAAATTCTTTAGTTAAGGTTTACAATAAAATATCTGAACAATAGTTATTTTCTTGGTTTGTAAGAAGTCATAACAGGTTTTTGTCCTTTACCCGTTTGAGTGTCTTTTTTCTCCGCGGCTCTTTTTTGTTGACAAGCAGCTCTTTTAGCCGAATCTGACATCTTACCAGCAACTCCTGCGGCACGACATTTTGGGTATGAACCTTTAGAAGTGTCGTGTCGTCCACAGGGAGGGTGTTTTCCGTCGACTTTTCTACAAATATTAACCCAAGGACCTTTTGGTTGAGAAGATCCCTTAGGTTTCTTCTTTTTACCAAACCAAACAGCTAAGTCTTCATTAATTGTTTCAGGATAATCAATATCTCTTTTATAAGAACCATCTTTATTTTTTTCCCAAACACCAACATTTCTTTTAATATTTTTTTTCAAGGTATTTTTTAATGATTTTTTATTAAAATCTGTTGGTACCTTTACAGTAAATGGATCTAATTCATTTTTTTTCCACTCCAAACTTCCAATTTCTAATGGAGCATTATATGGTCCAGCTGTAACAGTGGAACTAATTTCGTTCAATAAATTATCATAAGATAAATCAACCCACTCATTAAATTTTACTTTTTTTGTAAAAGGTCTCATTGGACTATCCCCTTTAGGTATTTTATGATTATACATATATTGATTTATAACACCACCATCGTCATCTCCTGTCGCTAAATCAGGATGTTTTTTTATAAAATTAGTTATATTGTTTGCCTCTTTTTCTAATTTCACTATTTGATCCCTTCTTAAATCCATTTTATGGTCTAAACTATCATATTGGACTAATGGACTATCGTATTTAGAAACAGGTACATTAAATGGTGCTAAACTATCATCATTAAAAGGTCTGAAACCTGGTTGTACTGGTGTGACATACGCTCCTGCAGCACCTCCTCTTTGTGAAGTGGCCTCTTTAATAACTTTTTTAATTATTTGATTTAGTCTATCCATTTTATTATAATTATAAATATCTCACTTTTTAAATATGGAAGAAGAAAACAAAATCTATGGTAATTTATTTGGGTCTATTAACTTGTTAAGTGAAGATCATTTAGAACTTATATTAAGTACGATGGATAAAGAACACGCACTTTATTATTTAATTGAATCTGTTAAATCAGCATACTCTAAGGGTGTGTTTACAATTGGTGAATCTGAAGTAATCTCTAAATCTATTAGAACTTTAATAAAATAAAAAAGGTCAGATTTCTCTGACCTTTTTCTTATTCGGTTTTAATTGATTATCTCAATTCTCTCAAGTCGAATGTTCTAACTCCATCAACTGTGATACGTCCGTAGAAACGGTTGTTAACCATTTTCTTAGCGTAACGTGTCATAATACCTTTAATAGGTGTAAAGTTGAATGGGTTGTACATTGTAGGTGTCAATTGTAGAGGTACATACGGTGCGTAGATGTAACCTGTGTCTAACAATGATGTTCCTTTGTGACCGATTAACACTTGGTTAGGCGGGAAGTAAGGATCACGGTAAACTTGGTATCTACCAGATAATGTACCAACTCTTTCAATACCCATGTTGTATTGATCTTGCTCAGGAGCCGCGTTAGATACGTGGAAGTATTCTAAATCGTCAAAGATAGCAGAAACCTCAGATGAAACAACGATCCAGTTAGCACCACCTCTCAAAGTAGATTTGTGGATTTGTGCTGACAATTGGTTGATTGCTGTAATCAAAGTTTGGTTCCAGTCTTTTTGAGTGTAAGATACTTGGTTGTTGATTCTTCTCCATCCGTTGTAATCCCAACGTAATTGCCATGCTGCACCTTTACGTAAGTCACGTAAGATTTCACGGTCAATCTCAGCTGCTACTTGCTCAGATAACAATGCCGTTAACTCAGCTTCAGCGTCGATGTTATGGAATGCTGCAACGTCTTGAGCTAATTCAGGAGACCATTGTGCTCTTAGTTTTCTTTCTGTAACAGATACAGTTACTGACTCAAGGTCAAAAGAAACCTCACCAATTTGATCTTCGAACTCAAGGTTAGCATATCTTCTATACCATGCAGTAAATGAAGTAGCTGATCCACCTGATGCGATTGTAGTACCTGTGTAACCATCTAAAGATGTTGCGTCACAGTCAGCACATACAGGACAAGAAAGGTCAACTTCTAACCAAATACATCCGTTAGCGTCACAAATGTCATTATAGTTACCACCGTTACCTGTTGGAGGTGTGTAATCTACAGTGTTGTTATCACCTGCGTTTCTGAATTGTGTGTTTGCGTTAGTTCCGTATTTAACAATACCTTTACCATAGATTTGAGTTACAACTCTAAACAATAGAGGTGCGTATACTGTAGATCCGTTGTAAGTAGTTGTTGTCACACTACAAGGTGAACTTGTGTTAGCAGAGAACCCGTTAGCTGCGTACAATCTAAGGTCAGAAAGGAATGATTCTGTATCCATTTCGTTACCGTCAGGACCAATTAATTTACCTGCTCCTGCACTTGCAAATCCACAAAGTTTAACGATTACTTTTCTATAGTTTCCAGCTGGTATAATTTGTCCTGATCCAATGTTAGCGTCAACCAATGCTGATCCAGCCCAAGCTTGAACAGATGTAGTTGCAGTAACTGCAGTCCATTTACCTTTAGAGTAGTCAAATAATCCTGGAGGATCTAAAGACGCTTCATTACCTTCATAGAATAAATCATAAAGATCTTTCTTGTAATAGTAATCATTGTCAGGGTATCCTTGATTAGGATTGTTTAATCCTGCGTTAACAGCTTCAGGAGATCCAATAGGCGCGTAGTGGTCACCACCAGCAGTACTGTTAGATTGAGGTGTCGAGTTAGGATATAAGTTAGCATACTCAGAAGATGCGTTTGCATATCCTTGGATTCTTGGTACAAAGTAGAACAATTTACCAATAGGTAAGTTCATAGCTTGTACTGATACGATGTCGTTAGCTAACAATTTAGAGAAAACTCTTCTTACGATTGGGAAAACAACTGTTTCGAACGCTCCGTTTGATTGGCCGTCAGAAGTTGCTTCGTTGATCAAGTAAGATGCTTGGTTTTCGTATAATTGTGCAACGTTTTCTTTTAAGTGACCTTTTAGACCATCCAAAAAGCCTAATTTGTCCCACTTGTTAATTGTGTCTTCTTTGATAACTTTAAGGTGTTTCAACCCGATGTTACCTACAAGACCTGATTCTAATAATGCTCCCATTTTTTTAGGTTTTTTATTTTTAGTTTATGTTTATTTTATTTTTCCCATTAAATCCTTCATTCTCAAGAATTGAGGATTTTCATAAGTTTTTGATTCAATCAAATTCACTGCCGATCCTGTTTCAACAGTTCTATTTACAGTTCTTTCAATTGACTCAGTTAATTTTTGTTCTCCGTTAGAACCTGTAGAAGATGATAATTCATCTTTAATAGTTCTGTAAAGATTTTTTGATTCTTTTAAAGACTCAACATTGTCAAATCTTTTAAGAATGCTTATTTTCTCTTGTTTTGTTGTTGAGTGTTCAGTAAACAAACGTGTAGCGTAAGCCAAGTTTGAGTTAAATACAGCAACTTCGTTCAATTTAGTTCTAAATACATCAAGAGCTTTTTTGTATTCTTCATTTTTCTCTCTCAACAAGTTAACCTCGTTAATTGATGATTCAGAAAGTTTGAATGGGTTGAACTCCATATTTCTATTATTCAATCTTGCTTTTCTAAGTCCACGACTACCATCTTTAGATCCATTACCTAAAGTTCTTGCAGCTTCTTTAGTTTCT